CCATAGAGAAATATGGACAATGGCCTTGGAAAAGAGATGTACTTGCTGATGTAGTAAATCAATTAAGAGAAAAGGGTGCTGGTATTATAGTGATACCTATTTTGTTTTCTGAATATGATAGACTAGGTGGTGACGAAACATTTATTAATACTATACATCAAAACGGTGTGGTCATAGCACAAGTGGGCACAAATCAAACTAATAAAAATTCTGTACCAAGAGGTGTTGCCAAAATAGGTGATCCATTACCATGGTTATTTGAGTGGAATGGTATGTTAGGTCCTGTAAAAGAGTTTGGCGAATACGCTGATGGTGTAGGTGTAACAAACACGGCGCCAGAGGTAGATGGTGTAGTAAGAAGAATACCTTTGTTAATGAAGATAGGTGATGACATATATCCTGCTATGGCAATAGAGGTCATAAGAGTGGCCACAGGCGCTCCAAGTTATCAGGTGAAGACTGGAGATGGTGGTATTATAGCTTTAAGAGTACCAGGTTATAATACAATAAAGACAGACGCCAATGCTCGTATATGGTTAAGATGGAACAAAGGTTATGTTACCACATCTATTGCTGATTTAGAAACACAAGAAATTAGATTTAATGAAAAGACTGTAATTATAGGCATGAGTGCTGAAGGACTTGGTGGTGTAATTGCCACACCAGTTGGTGAGAGATATGCCTATGAGTTGACTGCCTCAACTCTATCAACTGTATTAGATGGTAAAAATATAACTAGAGTTGACATATCATTTATTGTAGAATTAGCTGTTGCCTTTTTAGTGGGACTTGTTATAATACTACTGACAAGATTTACACCATATTACATAATAGGTTTAGCGATAGTATTTTCTGTTGTAGCCTCATTAGTATATGCTAATTATCTATTTAAAACAAATTTGTGGTTAATAGATGTAACTTGGATTATATTTACAATTACAGTAGTAGGATTTCACAGTGTCTTTAACAGATTTATTTTAGAGTTTAAATTAAAACAACAAATTAGAAAACAGTTTGAAAAGTATTTGGATCCTAGACAAGTTGCCATATTAGTTAAAAATCCTGACAAACTAAAACTTGGTGGTGATAGAAAAGAAATGAGTTTCTTGTTTATGGATATTGTAGGGTTTACACCTATCTCTGAATACTATAAGAATAAAGATGATCCTGAAGGATTAGTTACTGTAATAAATGATTACTTAAATCGTATGAGTAAAATAGTTTTGAAAAACGGTGGTACAATTGACAAATATATGGGTGATTGTATTATGGCATTTTGGAATGCTCCGTTAGATTGTCCTAATCATGCCGAAATGGCAGTTAAGACAGGTATAGAATGTGCTGAAGAAACTGATAAGTTAAAAAAAGAATTTAGGGAGAAAGGTCTTCCTGATATTAATATAGGTTCGGGTGTAAACACAGGAACTTGTATTGTCGGTAACATGGGTAGTGAAAACCGACTTGATTATTCTGTTGTAGGTGACGCTGTAAACTTGGCAGCCAGACTTGAGGCTGCTACAAGAAACTATAAAGATAAAGATGGTAAAGTAACTCCTTTAATTTATTCTTCTTACACAAAAGATCAATTAGTTGATATAGAATCCGAAGTATTAGATGAGATTTTTGTTAAGGGTAAAAAAGAGTTAGTTACCATTTATAAGCCAAAAGTTAAATCAACACAAACGGAGGGTTATGACTTTACTTCAACAAAGAAAGTTAAGACTACTATCAAAAAGGATAATAAGAAATGAAAAAAAACTCAAACTTTATTTACTCAACTTACACTGGCTCAAAATTAGAAAACAAAAACTTCGGAGAAGAAAAAAGACGCTGATAAAACTATATAAAATGAGAAGACTATTAGAGATAAGGTCTTGGTTGAAATCAGCGTAAAAATAAATATAACATAGGTATATTAATAAGTTAACATAGTACAAAGACTCTATATCGGAGTACACCTAACCAGGAAAAATAAAACTTATACTATACCGCCTAAATAGGACGCTATGGCAGAAAACGGAACAACAGACATTAAGATTCAATTAGAATCACTAAGAAAAGATATTGAAGCTAACAATAGTATTCAAGGACGACTTGATACAGCTATTGATAAACTAACAGATGTATCTACTTCTATAAAGTCTATGTTGGCCGTACACGAAGAAAAAATCCAAAGACAAGAACAGATAGACGAAATCATATTTGAAAAGTTAAAAGCTAGACAAAATGAGATAGACGACTTAGAAAGTAAGATGAAGTCTAATATAGAGTTGTCTGAAAAGAGATTGCTCTGTGAAATCAAAACCCTAAAGAACTCCCTTAATGAAAGAGTTACTACATTAGAAAAGTATAAGTGGCTAATCCTAGGTGGTTCAATAGTGGTGGGGTGGGTACTGTCCAAGAACTTTGCTTACATTATGAATATGATGAACTCGGCGTCCTAGACTTGACTTTTTGAACTACATATGGTATAGTGTAGTCTGTTATGTCAAGTTATATAGACCTTAAATTTATTACAAATATTTCAAGTAGATTAGGTCAGTTTAAGAAAAAGACTGATTACCTATTCAACTTTAGGTGTCCACATTGTGGAGACTCACAAAAGTCCAAGACAAAGGCAAGAGCATATTTTTACAGAGTTAAAAATGATATGTTCTTCAAGTGTCATAATTGTGGACAAGGCCAAAGTTTGGCTAATTTTATTAAGTATATTGACCCTAAAATGTATGAACAATACCTTTTAGAAAGATATAAGAAATCGGCACCAGCGACACCGAAACCAGAGTTTAAATTTGAACCTGTAAAGTTTAAAGAAAAGACACTGTTAGATAAGTTGAAAAAGATAAGTGATCTTACGCCAGATCACCCTGCTAGATTATATTGTATAGATAGAAAGATACCTGAAAAGTTTTTTGATGTATTGTATCTATCTGAAAAGTTTATGACTTTAGTAAACGAGGTAAAACCTAATACTTACAAAGTTTACAAAGATCATCCTAGGTTGATTATACCTTTTTACGATACAACAGGCAAAGTCTTTGCCTTTCAAGGTCGTGCCTTTGGTAATGAACAACCAAAATATTTAACAATTAAGTTAGACGAGAATAAACAGAAAGTCTATGGTTTAGAACGTGTCAATTTTACTCAACATATTCATATTGTTGAAGGCCCTATTGATAGTCTATTTGTTGATAATTGTTTAGCAGCTGGTGGAGCGGATTTATTTTTAAAAAATAAAATTCCTAACGATCAGATCACATATATATTTGACAACGAACCTCGTAATAAAGAGATCGTTGATAGAATGTATAAAGTGATAGAACAAGATTATAATGTAGTGGTGTGGCCAGATGATATTCAACTGAAAGATGTAAACGATATTATCAAGTCTGGAACAACTCAAAAAGAATTAAAAGATATTATAAGTAATAACACTTACTCCAAGTTAAGTGCTATGACGAAATTGAATTACTGGAAAAAAATATAGATAGGGGCAATATGGTAGAAACACAAATAATAAATGTAATAAAAAGAGGAACAAGAGGAAAAGAACCCTTAAATATAGAAAAGATACACGACATGGTGGAGTATGCCGTAGAAGATATAAAAGGTGTATCATCATCTCAGGTAGAGATGACAAGTGGTCTACAATTTTATGATGGTATGACTACAGATGAAATTCAACAAATACTAATTAAGTCAGCAGCTGATTTAATATCACTAGAAAATCCAAACTATCAATATGTGGCTGCTAGATTATTATTATACTCACTAAGAAAACAAGTAATAGATAAACTATGGGATCACCCACACATTTATGAACATGTAAAAAAAGGTGTAGATAAAAAAGTTTATGATGAAAATATTTTAAAGTGGTATGATAAAAAAGATTTTGATAGAATGGAAAACTGGATTAACCACGAAAGAGATTATACTTTCACATATGCCGGTTTAAGACAAGTTATTGACAAGTACCTAGTACAAGACAGATCAAATGGTGAGGTGTTTGAAACACCACAATTTATGTACATGATGATAGCTGCTACAGTGTTTGCTCAATATCCAAAAACAAAAAGGATGAGTTATGTTAAAAAATATTATGACGCCATTTCACAATTTAAAATTAATATACCGACGCCTGTTATGGCCGGTGTTAGAACGCCTATTAGACAGTATGCTAGTTGTGTGTTGGTTGATGTGGATGATACTTTGGGGAGTATTTTTAGTAGCGATATGGCTATTGGAAGGTATGTTGCTCAAAGGGCTGGCATTGGTATCAACGCTGGTAGAATACGAGGCATTAATGCGAGGATACGAGGGGGTGAGGTTCAACACACCGGCGTTATTCCTTTCCTTAAAAAGTTTGAGGCAACAGTTAAGTGCTGTACTCAAAACGGAGTACGGGGCGGTAGTGCTACTGTTCACTTCCCTATTTGGCACCAAGAAATAGAGGACATTGTTGTTCTAAAAAACAATAAAGGTACCGAAGATAACAGAGTTAGAAAATTAGATTACTCTATTCAAATATCAAAATTATTTTATGAAAGATTTATACAAGAAGAAGAAATAACTTTATTTTCACCACATGAAGTGCCTGAATTGTATGAGGCATGGGGTACACCAGAGTTTGATGATCTGTATGAAAGAGCAGAAAGAAAAACTAGTGTTAAGAAAAAGAAAGTATCAGCACAAGTATTATTTGGTGACATACTAAAAGAAAGAGCAGAAACAGGTCGTATCTATATTATGAATATAGACCACTGTAATTCTCACTCATCATTTAAAGACTTAATTAGAATGTCAAACTTATGTCAGGAGATTACATTACCTACTGACCCTATTGACCACATAGACGGAGATGGTGAGGTTGCCTTATGTATATTATCTGCTATCAATGTAGGCACTATAGACAAAAGAGATGAACTAGAAAACTTATGTGATCTAGCAGTAAGAAGTTTAGATGAAATTATAGATCATCAACAATATCCTGTAAGGGCTGCTGAAATATCTACAAAGGCAAGAAGAAGTTTAGGCATAGGTTATATTGGCCTTGCTCACTATCTTGCTAAAAAAGGATATAACTATGATCAAAAATTAGCATGGCGTCAAGTTGATAAACTTACAGAGGCGTTTCAATATTATCTATTAAAGGCAAGTAATGAAGTGGCAAAAGAAAAAGGCCCTTGTGATTACTTCCACAAAACAAAATATTCCGATGGTATCTTACCTATAGACACTTACAAAAAAGAGGTAGACGAGATTGTAAATCGTAATCTAACCTATGATTGGGAGAGTTTAAGGAAAGAAATCAAAGAGTCGGGTCTACGACATAGCACTTTATCGGCTCAAATGCCATCAGAATCCTCTAGTGTGGTATCTAATGCTACAAACGGCATAGAACCACCTAGAGATTATTTAAGTGTTAAGAAAAGTAAAAAAGGTCCACTAAAACAAGTTGTGCCTGACTATAAAAGATTAAAGAACAACTATACTTTATTATGGGACATGAAATCAAATGAGGGTTATATTAATGTTGTTGCCGTAATGCAAAAATATTTTGATCAGGCCATATCTGGTAACTGGTCATATAATCCAGAAAACTACGAAGATAATCAAGTACCTGTTTCTGTTATGGCACAGGACTTATTAACGACATATAGACTAGGTTGGAAAACATCTTATTATCAAAATACATATGACGCTAAAAAAGATGTAGATGAGCCAGCACACCCTATTGGTTTTGTTGATAACGTACCTGAAGATAAGCCACAAATAGAAGACGAGGAAAACTGTGATAGTTGTACAATATAGGAGAGATTATGAATTTTGTAGCAAACTTACCTTATACAAAAGTCTTTATTAAAAAAGAATATCTACATGATTTAGAAAAAGGTCATGGTGAATTTGTTGAGGGTGTATTGATATCTGTTAAATCCATACAAGGTCGTGCCTTATATTTTGAGGCATATCTACCAGATTATGGTGCTTGTTTTGATAAGTTTCCTTTATGTGCTTTTACATGGAAGACAGATATAAAACAAGAAGAACAACTTAAATTAGGTGAACTTTGTTTATGGGATAGTTTTTCTTATGATATACAAGTTTGGTCTAAAAGATTATTAAAGAACTGTGATGTACAAATAATGTTAAAGGGTGGTAAAAGAATGAAAGGCGAATATCTGTTCACAATTGACGCTTGCCATAGTGATTCAAATATTATAAATACAACAGTTGCTGAAGTACCAAGTGAACACAAACAACACAACTTTGGTAAACTAGATAATGGACAATTTTTTGCCCAGCCTAACAATAGAATGTTATGGTTTGAACAATCACTAACGCCGAAAGAGTTAAAGAAACCTGACTTTCAGGTGTCTAGTAGATACTTTTTCTGTGAACAGGAAGAAAAGTGGGCATTTGGTGATAGTAATGATTATTTTTACGAAGACGAACAAAGAAACAATAATGAGGACAAGGATTACAAATAAATGGCAAAATCAGTATTAAATCTAAGTAAAGGCGTTGACGCTACAAAACAACCTATGTTTTTTGGGCCAGATTTACAAATACAGAGATACGATAATATGAAGTATCCTATATTTGATAAACTAAACCAACAACAATTAGGTTACTTTTGGAGACCTGAAGAAGTATCTTTACAAAAAGATAGAAACGATTACCTTGATTTAAGAGATGAACAAAAGTTTATCTTTACTTCTAACTTAAAGTATCAAACTATGTTAGATAGTGTACAAGGTAGAGGTCCATGTTTGGCCTTTTTACCTTTTGTTTCTTTACCTGAAGTAGAGGGTTGTATAGTTACATGGGATTTTATGGAAACAATCCACAGTAGAAGTTATACATACATTATAAAAAATTTATATTCACAACCAAGTGATGTGTTTGATACTATTATAGAAGACGATAAGATTAAAAAAAGAGCTGCTAGTGTAACAAAAACTTATGATGACTTAATTAAAATGGGTTACCAGTGGACACTAACACCTGATAAGGTTGATTTGTACGAACTTAAAAAGAAACTATATCTTGCTATGGTATCAGTAAACATATTAGAAGGCTTAAGATTTTATGTATCTTTTGCTTGTAGTTTTGCCTTTGGTGAACTAAAGAAACTAGAAGGCTCTGCTAAGATTATATCTTTTATTGCTAGAGATGAAAGTCAACACTTGGCTATGTCACAAAGAATTATTAATAACTGGAAAGATTACGAAAACGATAAAGATTTTACAAAGATTATAAAAGAAACTGAAAAGGAAGTTTACAAAATGTATGATGAGGCAGTACAGGAAGAGAAACGTTGGGCGACATATCTATTCTCAAAAGGTAGTATGATAGGTTTATCAGAAAAACTATTACATCAATTTGTAGAGTATATGGCAAATAGAAGAATGAAAGGTATACAACTAACACCTGCTTACGATCAGAAAACAAATCCACTACCATGGGTTGATCATTGGTTAAACAGTAGATCAACACAAAATGCTCCACAAGAAACAGAGATTGAATCTTATGTTATCGGTGGTATTAAACAAGACGTAAAGAAAGATCAGTTTAAATCTTTTAAACTATAATGATAGAAAAACAGCAAAAAACCTGCTCCAGTTGTGAAACTAAATACTTGATACAATGGGACATTGAGGTACAAGACTTACAACCTTTGACTTGTCCTTTTTGTGGACATGAAGTTGAAGAAATTGGAGATGATGAAGATGAAATCTGGTCAAACGAAGCAGACAACGAAGACGATAGTTGGAATTGATTATAGTTTAAACAGTCCTGCCATATGTGTAACAACAGGTGGTGGTACTTCATTTAGTGATTGTAATTTTTATTACCTAACAAGTAAGAAAAAATACATTGGCAAAATGTACGAAAATATTATTGGTTATGAACACAAAGAAAATAATGGACCTATTGACAGATTTAAAAACTTATCAGATTGGGTGTTACATATTCTGGACACACTTCACAAAAAACAAACAGACAAAAAAGTTTTCATTGAGGGTTACTCTTATGGTTCAAAAGGCCAAGCAATATTTCAAATTGCTGAGAACGGTGGTATTCTTAAATACAGACTACAAAAAAGGTATGAATGTAGAACGATTGTACCAAGTGTTATTAAGAAGTTTGCCACAGGCAAAGGTAATGCTGACAAAGAAAAGATGTATGATCAATTTAAACTTACACAAGGTGTTGATTTAATGAAAGTATTTGATCAACAAAAATTAAATAATCCAATAACTGATATTATAGATAGTTATTATATAATGAGAGCAGGACATGAAGATAGCATTAGTAACAACATTTAATAAAAGATTATACGATTATTACGCTCACAGATTTATAGAGAGTTATAATTGGCCATTTGATCTATACGTATACCACGAGGGTTGGCACCCACCAAAAGAGGGTATATTCTTTAGAGATATAAACAAATACAATCCAGAATTACAAGAGTTTATTGATAGAAATAAACCAAAGAATGTTGATAGTCAATATGAAAAACACAAAGAAGCTACAACTGATTATAAGATGGATGCCATACGATTTGCTTACAAAATATTTGCTAAGACACATTTAATGCTTGATTGTGATTATGATTATGTATTTTGGGCTGACGCTGATATTGTATTTAAGAAAGCCATCTCAGAGAGAGATGTGATTAGAAAGCTTTTACCAGAGGGAAATGCCATATCATTTATAGATAGACCTAGTTATTACAGTGAATGTGGTTTTGTAGGTTATAATCTAAAAGAACCTATTACAAAAAGCTTTATATATAATTTAAGAAGGTACTATACAAAAGATTTGTTATTCAAAGAACGAGAATGGCACGACAGTTATGTGTGGGATTGTGTAAGAAAAAAATATCTACACGGTATAAAAACTCACAATCTAGCACCTAATATAAACAATGTTGGTAACCCTTGGCCTGACACTTATATGGCCGAGTATTGTGACCACTATAAAGGTAAAAGAAGAAAAGATGCAGGAGAAATGTTGACATGAGTATGAAAGCAGGAAAAATATGGGGTCAAACAGAATTGATCCATGCCAATGGCGTTTTAGAGTTTCATAGAATTGAATACAAAAAAGATGTGGCTTGTTCAGTACACAAACACGAATTTAAATGGAACGGTTTCTTTGTAGAGTCAGGTAAGATGATGGTCAAAGTATGGCAAAATGATTATGATTTAGTTGACGAAACAATATTAAATGCTGGTGATTTTATGAGAGTAAAACCAGGTGTATATCATCAATTTATAGGATTGGAAGATGGTGTGGCATTTGAGTTATATTGGGCAGAGTTTGATCATAATGATATTAAAAGAAAATCAGTAGGACAGAAAGTAAATCAATGATAAGAGTTTTTATAGGATATGATGACAATGAAAAGGTAGCTTTTAGCACCTTATCTCATAGTTTACTAAAACATAGTACACAACCTTTGGCTATTACACCAATTAGATTACAAAATATAAAAGATATATTTGTTAGAGAAAGATTACCAATACAATCTACAGAGTTTGCCTTTAGTAGATTTATTGTACCTTATCTATGTAACTATTCTGGTCATGCCATCTTTATGGATTGTGATATGTTGGCTCGTGGTGATATATCAAATTTATGGCGACAGAGAACAACAAAGTATGCCGTACAATGTGTACAACATGATTACACACCAACTAGCACAATTAAGTTTATGAATCAACCACAAACACCATATCCTAAAAAGAACTGGTCAAGTATGATGATTTTTAACAATGCCATGTGTAGAACACTTACACCTGATTATGTAAACAGTGCCACAGGTTTAGAACTACACCAATTTAAATGGTTAGAAAGTGAAGAACTAATTGGCCATATAGATGTAGAATGGAATCATTTGGTGGGTGAGTATGAATATAATCACAATGCTAAACTAGTCCATTATACAGAGGGTGGTCCATACTTTAAAAATTATAAAGATTGTCACTATGCTGATGAATGGTTTGAAACATATAAGGATACAACTCAAATAGATTTATAATGAATACAATAGGTGTTTATACATTAACAACCACACCAGCTGGATATAAAGCAGATTTAGTGAAGGCATTTGCTAAAGGTGTAGGTAAATTAGCCAACGACAAATGGCGAGCAGATTTAGTACCAGATGATCAAGTTAAAAACGGTTACTCACATGTATTTTGTTTTAACTTTCAAAGAGCCATGCCCGTCAAAGAAAATAGAACTGGTCTAATATTAAGAAGACGCCTTATAGAAAGATACGAACCAGAGGGTAAGATATGGTATTTTGATAGTAACATTTTAGGCACATATGAAAAGAAAAGACAAGATATAAAAGGTTCGTTTGTAAGAATTGCTTATGGTAAAGTTTATCCTAATGAAACAAATTACCTTAATGATAATCCTAAATCAGAAAAATGGGATTATATGAAAAGAGAATGTGACATAGAAATAAAACCATATAAAAGAAAAGGTGATAAAATTTATATATGTTGTAATAGAGGTAGTGGTGGTTATTCAGGCCATGGTGTAAACGCTGCTGAATGGGCTATAGAAACGGCACAAAAGTTAAGACAACATACGGACAGACCAATTGTAGTAAGAACTCATAGTGGAATGGGTCACCCTACAGCAGCTGAAGATATTAAAAAATTATATGAGGCAAAAAATCACATAAACAATTTTGACATACACTCACCAGGTACTAATTATCCTGACCTAGTACAAGAGGTAAAAGATAGTTATGCTGTTGTTATATTTACATCATCATCTGGAGCACCAGCAATTATAGAAGGCAAGCCATTGTTTGTTACACACCCTACAGGTTATCTAACACCAATGAATGCTGGCGAGTTATCAGACATTGAAAATCCTAATTATGATTTAGATAGAGATAAGTTTTTACATGGCCTAGGAGAGGCACATTGGACTTTAGAACAAATAGAAAACGGAGATTACTTCAAAAAATTTATAGAGAGGCAAAATGATTAGAGTAGTAGATTGGTCTACAGAAAAAGCAGACGAAAGAGAAAAAAAAGGTAAAAATAGAAGTGATCCTTACATACTTGCTATGAGTCAAGGTTCTGGACAATGTGAATATGTTAGAGGTGAAAGATTAGATTTAGAAAACGATAAATCACCTTGTGTTTTTAGAGGTTTGGGTAAATCACCTTATATACACAAATGTATTGAAAAAGATATAGATTTTTATTATATAGATACAGGTTATTTTGGTAATTTTAATACAAAGAAATGGCACAGAATAGCTAAAAACAATTTACAAACATTAGATCATAAAACCCCTAGTCAAATTGTAAAAATTTTACAAACTAAATTTCATCATAAAGAAGTAGATAATATATTTCGTAGGTTTGAAAAAGCATTTATGCCTAAGAGTAATATCTTTATTCAAAGACAAGAAAGAACAGACAAAATATTATTAGTTCCACCTAGCCAAAAAGTGTTTAATCATTTTGGAGGTAATGCTGATGATTGGATTGAAAACAAATTAAAAGAACTGAAACAATACACTAAAAAACAAATAGTATTAAGACCTAAAACTAGTCGTAGTAGTAGATTAAATTATACAGTACAACATCAATTAAGAAATGAAAAGTTTGATTCGTTAATAACTTTTAATAGTATTGCTTCATTAGAGGCTATTGTAAAAGGTTATCCTGCAACTGTACTAGGACCAAACGCAGGTTCATTTTTAAGTAATAAAGATATTACAAAGATAGATGATCCTTATTTTCCTAATATCACGGATATTAAAAACCATTTATTGTACCTATCTTTGTGCCAATTTACAGGAGAAGAAATGTCAAGTGGTTATGCTTGGAGTTTAATAGAGCTCTTACAAGGAGAAAATAAACCTAATAAGTTTTCATTATGATAAAGTTTTATATACCAAAAGGTGTTTTAAGAAGAGCGTCTGTTAGATTTAGAGCTTCTGTACCCTTACAAGGTATGAGAAAAGAAGATGGTTTTATAACAAAAGTTGATGAAGCAAAATCAGGTGAAATAATTGTACTTGCTAAAAATGTACACTTTGAAGACATAGATTTGTTAAAGAAAAAAAACATAAAATTTATATTTGATATATGTGATGACAAATGGAATAAAGATCCTGAATTATATAATTACGCTTGTAAAAATGCCAATCTAATTACAACAACTTGTGAACTACTACAAACAAAGATAAAAGAATATACAGGTAAAACGGCTTTTATAATACCAGATCCGACAGAAAGAGAACAAGAAATGCCTAAGTTTGAACCTAAAAAACATATAAAATTTGCTTGGTTTGGTGGCCGTAAAAGTTTTTCTTTATTTGATTGGGATAATGTGATAAATGATATACGAAAAGTAACAAACAATTTTTCAATACACGCTGTTACAAACAAACCAGAAAAAGCCTCTAAAAGATTAAATCATTTATTAAATAGTAAAATAATGAATATGTATCATTGGAGTTTTGAAAAACAAGGACAGATAGTACGAGAATGTGATATAGTTTTAATACCATTACCAAAAGATATGCCTCTAGTACAAGTTAAAAGTCCAAATAGAGTTATAGATGGAATACAACAAGGCCGATTTGTATTAACAAATGATGGTGTTGATAGTTACAAAAATTTAAGCGATTACATACATTTAGGGAGTTTAAAAGAGGGTTTAAAATGGGCGCTAAATAATAGAGACCAAGTTATTGAAAAGATTAAACAAGGCCAAATATACATTAATAAAAATCACTCACCTAAAACAGTTGGTCAAAGGTGGATTGAAACGGAGAAGTTAGTATGAAAAGAGTATTAATAACAGGTGGTGCTGGATTTATAGCACATCACACAATCAGACATTTTTTACAACATACAGATTGGGAAATTGTATCATTAGATAGATTAGATTATTCTGGTAATTTAAATAGAATATCTGATATGATGAAAGAGTTTCCACCAGAAACACAGAAAAGATTAAGAATAGTACACCATGATTTAAGAGCTGAAGTAAATGATATGATAGCCGCCGATTTAGGTCAGTTTGATTACATTTTACATATGGCTGCCTCATCACATGTAGATAGATCAATAGAAGACCCTATGTGTTTTGTTTTAGACAATGTAGTTGCTACATGTAACATCTTAAACTTTGGTCGTAAACTAAAGAATTTAGAAAGATTTATTTATTTCTCTACAGATGAAGTGTTTGGCCCAGCGCCTCACGGAGTAAATTATAAAGAAAGAGATAGATACAATTCTACTAATCCATACTCAGCAACAAAAGCTGGTGGTGAAGAATTGGCTGTTGCTTTTGAAAATAGTTATAATATGCCAATGTACATCACTCATACTATGAATGTATTTGGTGAAAGACAACACCCCGAGAAATTTATACCTATGGTTATTAGAAAAGCAAGAGATGGTGAGTCCGTAACAATACACAGTGATGAAACTAAAACTATACCAGGTAGCAGACATTATATTCACGCTAAAGATGTGGCAGATGGTTGTCTATTTTTATTAAACAATCAGGATAAAATAGACGCCTTGCCTAAAGATTTTGGTGGCGCTAAATGTCCTAAGTTTAATCTTGTAGGTCCTGTTGAATGGAATAATTTAGAATTGGCACAAAATATTGCTAAGGCCCAAGACAAAGAACTGATACATGAAATGGTTGATTTTCATAGTAGCAGACCTGGCCATGATTTAAGATATGCTTTAGATGGCAACTTAATGAAAGATTTAGGTTGGGAACCAAGTGTATCTATTGATGAAAGAATTAAACAAGTAGTACAGTGGACACTTAATAATAAAAGGTGGTTAGAATTATAATGAAAACTTTTCAACAATTATTTGATGAACATACTGGTAATGGTATCTTAAAATGGTCACACTATCCAGAAATATACGATAGACATTTTAATGAATGGCGAGATAAACCTATAAACATATTAGAGATAGGTATATTAGATGGTGGTTCGTTACAGATATGGGAGAAGTATTTTCCAAAGGCAAACATATTTGCCATAGATATTGATCCAGAATGTAAACAATATGAAACTGATAGAATAAAAATATTCATAGGTGATCAAGCAGATAAGAACTTTTTAAGAAACGTTAAGTCAAAAGTACCACAAATAGATATACTAATAGATGACGGCGGCCACAAAGCTGAACAACAGATTAATACGTTTGAGGAAATGTATCATCATGTAAGAACACCTGGTGTTTATCTAATAGAAGATATAGAACTAAACTATAGAGAAGATAGTAAACCTGGTAACTTTATGGATCACATGAAAGATAAGATTGATGAGTTAAATATCAAAAGAAAAATGCATATTAAACAATCACAATCACATCCTTGGAAAGACATAGAAGTTAGATTTACAAACTTTACAGACTCAATGACCTTTTACGACAATGTGATTGTATTAGATAAGAGAGTTAAAAATATATTAAAAGAGATAAGAAAAAAATGAAAAACGTAAAGGGTTGGTGGTTACCAGATACAGATACGGACTTTGATAGATGGATTTCAGATGGTGACTATCAAAAAATACATAGAGATGGTATAATGGCCTTTTTAAAAAATGAAGGTTGTGAGTTTAATAATTGTTTAGATGTTGGTGCTCATGTTGGTTTTTGGTTAAAAGATTTCTGTAAATCTTTTAAAACGGTGTACGCCTTTGAACCTATTTCAGATGTAAGAGAATGTTTAGAAAAGAATATAGAACAAGATAATTACATACTATTTCCATTTGGTTTAGGTACAACAAATGAAAAAGTATTAGTTAATTATATGCCTGAGGAAACAGGTAATACATATGTTTCCGACACTGGTAATAGAGAAATAGATATAAGAAGACTTGATGAAATTAAATTACCAAAGATTGATTACATTAAGATTGACGCTGAAGGATATGAAATAAAGGTGTGTCAAGGAGCTGAAGAATTGATAGCAAGAGATAAACCTTATATACATGTAGAAGTCAAACAAAAGATATTAGAAAAACATGGTCTGGCAGTTGTTGATATAGAAAGATATTTTGAAGAAATAGGATATCATAAAGTTTATAGAATAAAGTCAGAATATGTTTATGCCTACAAAAAGTGAATACACAATAAAAGAACTTAAAGGTTTTTCTGGTAGTAAGATATATCTTATGAAAGGTGACAAAGGTCTATTCATAAGAAAGATGAATAACACTGATAGAAACTATATAAAACTAAAAGAGTTATCAAAAGATTTTAATGTACCAGAAATATACTCTATGAATGAGGGTGTATTAGATATGGAGTACATACACGGTTTAGATATGAAGTCTTATCTGGCAGTTAGAGATACAAAAAGACTTACAGATTTCATAATAGGAATATTAGATCACTTTTCTAACAATTCTTCAATGGTAGATTATACAGAGGTTTATAAAGAAAGACTAAAGTATATTAAATTGTCAAGCGACACCGTATTTACCAAAGAACAATTATTAGAAAAACTACCAAAGAGATTGCCAAGGTCAAAATACTTTGGCGATCTTACATTAGAGAACATAATCTATGGTGAGAATGGTGAGTTTTATCTAATTGATGGAATGACAAGCGAATATGATTCCTATATATTTGATATTGCTAAGTTAAGACAAGATTTAGAGTGTAAATGGTTTAATAGAAATAGTAAACTGTACCTAGATTTAAAGGTAGAAAATATACAGGATAAGTTACTAGAGAAGTTTGAATTAGCTAACAATGATTACTTGTTGATTCTTATGTTGTTAAGAGTTTACAGATATGCTACAGCAGGTAGTTTAGAAGAAAAATTATTAATAGGGGAGATGAATAGATTATGGAAATAATAGTACCGGCAGCTGGATTATCAACAAGATTTCCTAATATGAGGCCAAAATATACATTAACTGATTACAAAGGTCAGATGATGTTTGAAAGAGCAATAGAATACTACGTTGGTAAATACAGTGTTACAATAGGCATATTAAGAGAACATGAAAGTAAATACCATGTAGCGAAGTATATAGAAGACACTTATGGTAAACTTGTTAAGACAGTTATATTAGAAGAACAAACAAGTGGTCCTGCTGATACTGTATATCAAATACTTAAACAATCTAACTTAGCTGATAATGAGGAGTTTCTTATTAAGGACTGTGATAGTTTCTTTGATCATGTACCGACAGAGGGTAATTATGTTTGCGTATCTAGTATTACGGAACACGAAGTATTAAAAAGATTGTCTTCTAAATCATTTGTTATATCAAACGATCAAGGTATTATCAATGGTATAATTGAAAAGAAAGTTGTATCAGATAAGTTTTGTGTTGGTGGTTATAAGTTCGATAGTGTAGGTTTATATAAAAAGACCTTTGAACATCTAAAAGAAAAGAATGTAAAGGAAATATTTGTATCACATATCATACAAGATTGTTTATTTAATAAACATATATTTCAGGAGAAACCTATTACAAATTACATAGATGTAGGTACTGCTGAAGATTGGTTTGAATACAATGACAGACCAGTATTTTTCTGTGATATAGATGGTACAATAATTAAGGCACAACCAAAGGCCATGTACCACGAGTCACCTGTGGCATTAGAGGAAAATGTAAAGACATTATTAAAGTACCAAGAAAAAGGTTCACAAATAATATTTACCACAGCCAGACACAAGAAGTATGATGTTAGAACAAAAGAGATATTAGATGGTTTAGGTTTTAAAGAGTATGAACTAGTAAGTGGTCTACAGAATGTTAGAAGAATAACAATCAATGATTACAATGAGGCTAATCCATATCCTAGAACAACATCAATAAACTTAAAGAGAGATACGGACAATTTAAAAGACTTTATATGATAGATGTAGTTTACACTGGTGATATAAGAAGTACAAAATCTGTATGTGATCAGAACCATAAAATGTTCTTTGATGAATTAGGTAAGGTTGTAAACTATAAGATACATTGGTTTACTTCGGATGGCAATGAAAAGAAGTTTAAAGAATGTCCTTTTGATAGAGGTGGTAAAGATGAGTATTGGATTAAAGACAAATTAAGACGAGGCCAAGGTGGTGGTGTACAGGTATGGCAGTTTATGAACGCCGTAAAGTTGACAAAACAACCATTTATCATAAGAATGAGGCCTGATTTATGGTTTACAAAAGACTCAATATCTGTTATAATGGATGAGTTAAAACGAATCATGGCAGGAGAATATAATATAGGTTTTTTTGGATCAAACTGGTTAGAGGGTGTTGCTGGTTGTTACCATGAAAAAATAGAACTATCAAAAGCAGGCGAGATAGAAGTACCAATTAGAACAGAGGACTTTTTAATTATCGCCAAACGTGATGGTCTAAAAAGTTATGAAGAAACAATAGATGGCTTAGTTGCCATAAAACAGTCTAATGGTATTAGAAGTGGTAATAAATGTTTTAGATTTATAATAACAAAAGAAAGTCAGGCATATAAACATCTATGTCAAATATATTTGTTAAGAACAACATACAACAAGAGTTACCCTACAGACAAACAAGTATGTTATGATTACTTAATGTCATATTGTAAGAGTGAACATGAGGCAGGTAAAATGGAGCCAGCATTTGAGTGGTATAGGAGTAAAGAATGGAAATAGTATTTGTATATACAGGCGAAAGAAGATTTGAAAAGGTTGGTAGAGAAAACCATAGACATTTATTTCAAGCACTTTCCGAGTTTACACCTTTTAGAATAGTAGATAAGTGTAAAGAAAATAGAAAGAATGATGAGTTTCTATTATCAGCACAAAATCAAATATGGGATTTCTATAAAGGTATAGAGGGTGAAGAAGCAGACATCATAATCAAAATGAGAACTGATATATGGTTTGCTAAGAGTAGTATACCTCATATCGTAAATGAAATATTAAAGTTTAAAAATGGTAATGCTAAGTTTTGTTTATTAGGTTCAGAATTGTTTAGACATTATGATAAAGAGTGGGAAGAATATCAGTTACCAGATGTTAAAAATCCAGGCAAAAGTCATGTTAAGACAGGTGATTTTATGTTGATTGCCAGACGAGAAGAATTACAATCTAAAGAAGAAGTTTATAAGTGGTTATCAATAGAAAGATCAAAGAGTGGTAATAGAATATGGCAGAGAATAAGAAAGTCAACAGGTCATTATTCATTTGGTCAAATATATCTATTAAGAGCTGAATATAAAACCTTATCAGATGAATACTTAGCACTTGAATTTGCTAAACATTATGGACCTAAAACAAAAATAGCACAACAATATTATTATGAACGTATACCATCAAATAAGTAGAAAAGATTGTCTATCACATAAACTTTGGCCTTACTTTAAAAAAGGTTGGCCAGAAACGGATAAACCTGTACACTTTTTCTGGGGTCTAGGTGATAACCAGATAGAAAAGATACAAG